CGGCAGTACCAGCATCGTCTGTATAAGACTTACCTTTTGCGTATTCAGAACCATAAACTAGAATAACACCAGTTTCAGAATTCGTGTTTAAGTGTCCATCAGCGAATAATGTAGCTGCACCATAAGGAGCAACCTCAATAACTAATGATGTACCTGTGTTTACCTTTGTAACTAGACATTTAGATACGTGACTTGCAGTAGCAATTATAACTTGATCATTAACTCTGATCGAGTGTCTATTGTTTGCTAAGTCCCCAGTGTTACCGTCAATATCACTTGTTAAAGTAATTTGACCACCACTAAAACCTACAGCGTGATCTGGATCTGTAAGTGTACAGTTATAAGATAAGTGTAATCTACCTTGTTCTGACCAAACAACTTGGTCTGAAGTCATAGATTCTTCAGCTCCTACTTGTGAAAGAAAACCTGCAATTGTTCTAGGTCCGAAAACCTCAGCTTCTTTCTCCATAAGATCTGGTAAGTATTGTTGCGCCCAACCAGCGGTCGCAGTAGATGTAAAGTCAATATAGTTAGTAGTTAACGCTTGTTTTTGCGTTGCAGCTACACTATTTAACAATCCACCTGGTGTAATATTTGCCATTTGTTAAATGTTTTAAAGTTATTTTTTAATTTTGAATTTAAACGTATTAGTGTCATCATCTAAAGCTCTTATCTTTACACCACCTTGAACGCCATCAGTTAACTCTTGACGTGGTTTCATATTAATGTTTTTAGAGTCAGCAACGCTATTTTTGATAGCATCTGCCTGCCCTTGCTCATAGAAATGTTTCGCGATAGCATCTGGATTCATTGCTGTAAATAAACTTTTGTGATACTCAGACTCATTAGACATCATACCTTTATCATCAAGAAACTTTCCTATGAATTTATTGATATCCTCTTGCGACTGTTTAACTTTACTTACATCTTGAACGTTATATCTAAATCTTTTATCACCGACGTTATATTCAAAACCTTTGAATTGGTCTCCAAAAAACCTATTGGTTTTTTTGATAAAATCATTAGTTATAGCCTCGTTGCTTTCAGCTACACCTTTTTGTTCGTTATAGAAATTAATAGCTTCTCTTTGCTCATCAGTGAGTTTTGATCCACCTTTAATTTCGTCGTAATATCTGGATTTGCGCTCTTCCAGGTGAGTTCTAGCGTCAGCAACTTGCTCTTTTAACGCTAATTTTTTTCTTTTAATTTCTTTTTCCGTATGCTCATCTTCGTCGTAAGAAAAGTTATCTTCCATAAGAAAGCTTATTTCTTCACCAGTTAAATGAGGTTTTGTCTGCTTGTAGTATTCTTCTAAAACAGTTTGATTATCCATGTCAGAATAATCTTGGTTTAATTTAACATAATCGTTTAAATCACCTCCTGTCTCATTTATAAAGTTAACGACTTTTTGTATACCTTCTGGCAACTCAGTTCCAGTTTTTTCAGCAACCTCAATAGCTTGTTCTACTTTGTTAGCTACCTCTTCTGTTTTTGTAACCTCCTCTACAATTGGAGTTTCTTGTGCTTCTTCTTTCGGTTGTACTTCTTTTTGTTCTTGTGTGGTGTTGGCATCTTTAAGCTCTGTAACCACTCCTGGGTCGTTAGTTGTATTTTCTGTAGTTTCTTTTGGTTCTTCATTTTCTTTTGGTTTTGGTGGTTTGTTTAAATCAACCTTCGTTACAGTTTCTTCGCCTGTAACTTTTTTCATGGTTGATTTTTTCTTTACTTTAATTTTTCCAGTCTCGTTATCCGCTACTGGCTCTTCTTTTTTCTTCTTTGCCATAATATAATATAATAATAGTTAATAAAAAATTTATACTCCTAGATCAAAGTTAGCCATATCCCCAGCTTCCTCTTCAAAGTTTTTAGGAGCCGTTTGATTGTTTCTTTGATCAATCATTTCTGATTGTTGTGTTGCTTGTATTCTTGTTCTTTGATCTTTACGATCCTCTCTTTCAACTTCAGCTGTTTTTGCTTGTTGTAATTTTAGTTGCTCTAACTGCATATTAAACTGATGTTCCATCTGCATTAGTTGTTTTTTTATCTGAGCTTCTTGCGCTAGTATTTGAGATTTACCATCTGTTTTTAAAGACTCTAATTTCATTTGAGTATCTAACATTGATTTGTTTTTATCAATTTCTCCTTTTGCTTGAGCTGCAGCTGCTTTTTCTTGTGCTTCACCTTGAGCTTTAGTTTGCTCTAAAGTTCTTTCTTGATCTTCTTCGCCTTTCTTTCTTCTTCTTAGTTTTAATAATTGATTAGCTAGTTTTACACTTTTAACCATTCTAAGATCTATAGCGTCTTCTAACTCTATACTTTGTTGAGCTAATGCTGCTTGTATATTGTTTTCAAGCATTTGTTTATCTTCTTCGTCTGGTTCTAATTCTAAAAATATACCAAAATCATAAAGATGTAAGTTAGTCATTTCTTCTAATGTGGCTACGTTATGCGCACCAATTGATTCTATAAAAGCATCTTTAGTTGGAGCATATTCTATTATATCAGAAACTCTTAGTGATAACTGTTGAGCAACATCTTTTATTAAATACATTCCACTGTTAAGTATATGTCTAGTTGCTGTGTTAGAATTTGCTGCTGCCATTTTTTGAACACCCACTAAAGATCTTTCTGCTGGTGTAGAACCATCTGTAGCCTCATTAAGACCAGTTACATCTCTTATCATTTGCAAGTAATAATTATAAGTGCTTATTAATCCTTGCATCTTCTGACCACCACTACCGTTTGTTATTTCTTGAATAGGCATTTTAGCTGGGTTACCATCTCCATCTTGTGTAAATGATCTACCAACTATAGAACCTGTTTGAAAAAACATGTTTAAAGCTTCTTGTGGGTTGTAGTTTGTACCGTTACCTAAATCAACTTCAGCTAAACCATCAACGTCTAGATATATACCATCAGGTGTTATTCTTGATAATACTTGTTGTATTTTTAAGTGTGTTAACTGTATCATATCAGCAAACCCCATTATACGACTAACTAAAGACTCTATTCTACCCTCGTACATTCTTGGCGCTACAATAGCATAATTCATTTTGACCTTAGTGTAATCACTTTTAGGTCTCATCATATTAGAAGCTTTTTCCCATTTTAATAATCTATCTGTTCCTAATACTAGAGCACCTTCAAATAAAGTTTCCATAGCTCTACCTACTTTTTCGTAAGCACCATCTTTACTTTTTGGAGGATTAAATGTATCATCTTTTTTAATTGCTTTTTCTCCGCCAGTTTTAGTTTCTTTTAGTTTAAAAACCTCGTTAGTGTATGTTTTGTAATTAAAATATAATACATCTATTATATTTTTATCATTTTCACTATTTCTTAAATGACCATGTCTAGTGTAATTACCCGTTGTCTTTTGTATATCTTCTAATGCCTCATGGTCTAATTGAGGAAATTGTTTTAACAACTCGTTTATTGGTATTTGTTTTACTTCACCAACATAATAAATATCATCAAAATAAGGGGATTCAGTGTAAGAGTATACTAGATTAGCAGGATCAACATAATCTATAACAACACCTTCAGAAGTGTTGTAAGAAGTTTTAACACAACCTATACCTATAGTTGTTATGTCTTGATAAAAACGTCTTTTTATTAAATCAAATTCGTTACCTTTAAACAACATATTTATAGCTTGCTCGTTAGCAATTTCTATCTGTTGCTTATATGTTAACTGCATGTGAAGTTTTAGTTCTTCATCGCTACCGGGTAGAGGTTCACTAGTGTTTTCGGCTAATTCTAATCCAAAGTTTTCTTGACAATAAGAATTGAAATCATCTAGTTTCATATCTTTTTCAATAGACTCCATGTATTCTGTTCTTCTTAAAACACCGTGTGGATCTTGTGAGTATGATTTTACCTCATATAGTCTTTCAGCTATACCATTAACAACAATATCAACAAACTTAGGTATTATAGGTACAGGTGTCCAATCTAAATTAAGATAAGACAAATCACCATTAATAGATAATTCATCTTTATATTTTTGAACGGGCTGCTCACCTCTAGAGTATAATCTTAACTTGTGAAACTTTGTCATGTTGTTAGTATACCTTCCCGTCGTGTTGCCACTTGTTTTATTAAACCATTCGTGTTGTATCGCTTTTGCAACCTTCATGCCATAGTCGTAACTCATTTTTTCTAAGTCACTAACAACTTGGCTAGGAAAATGTCTATTTATAACTGATTGCGCCATATTTATTTTTTAATTATTCTACTCGTATTACCACTTTGATTATACCTAGCGATATTCAAGTCTATTTTTGGTTTTTCTATTTTAGCGTTTGGTGCGTACAAATGCCTATTGCAAGCCATAACAGCTAAACCGCTACTTATAGTAGCATCAAACTTTGTTCTTTTTGTTATATCAAATCTAGTCCAATCGTTTAAAGTTGTATTAAAATACATATCACCAAAATTACCTTCTGAATTTCTGCCAACATGATTTTGTATATACATCTCTATAGCTGCAGCGTGAGCCTGCTTTATATCTTCACTTGAATTAGGTATGCCACCCACTTCTTTTTCTGCTACAGATAATTTATTCCAAACTTTATCAGGTCTGTTCATGCTAAACCCTCTATATCCTCTTCTTCTTAAATAATACAATAATCTAGGTTTATTGTTTTCTGCAAGTATTGGCATGCCATAAAATACGATAGCCATCAACATATCTTCAAAAAACATTTCTGCGGTTGGTGGTCTTGATAAGTATTCTAAAAAGAAACTATTAGCTGGAGAATCCTCCATACTAAATTTAGTTAATCCGTGCAATGCACCTTTAGAACCACCACCGTCTACCGTTCCTGATATATCGTACGAGTCACAACCAAAAGCCCCCATGTGCTCGTTACCAGGATATCTTATTCCATTTTTTAAATACTGTTTATTTTGCAGGTGAGGTGGTGGTGTCCAGCTTATTTTAAACCTACCTTTCAAATCTGGATAAAATAAAACCTGCGTATCTTTTATTCCACTTGCCCACTGAAAATTTCCAGTTGTAACACCGAGTGTTCTACCCATTTCCTCGTTGTAATCTATTTGTTCGTATATCTTAACCAAGTTAAATATACTTCCTTTTGCTTCATCTCTAAAAGCGTGTTCAGTTGTTTTAGGAAACTGCCTATAAAACTCGTTTAAAGCATCGTGATCTGATTTCAACCCATCGGCTTCGTTTTGCCAATGGTTTATAATACCATAATCTATTAATTCACCGTCTGGTCCGAGTACATCTGTGTCTGGATCATCAAAAACTGGAACTCCATGCTCGTCAATAAATCCTTCATAGTTCCATTCCATTGGGATAAACAAAGAGTATAAACCAGACTTTGTCTGACCATTTCTATTTCTTTGGGTGACATCTGAAGCATTGTATAATTTTTTAAAGTTGTCTCCACCTTTGTCTAGTGCATTTGAAGTTGAGCCCATCATGCATTTACCAACTATCCTGCTACCTAATCGTAAACATGTTTTTGTAACTCTCCAATTGTTTAATATATTATCGGGTCTTTCCCATTTACCACTTTCATCGTGTACTAATAAAGCTAGTTTCTCACCATCATAACTATTGTCTCCGGTATTTTTCCAATCAATAGTTGTGTCTAATCCAGCG